GGAAGAGTTTGGTCTGGAGGGAACTGTCAACCCCAGAACAGGTAAGACTTCCGGTGGTCTTGTGGGCTTTGCCAAGGGTACCACCAGTGAGGGGCAGATCACAGACAAGGTGAGTGCCGCTACCTTTGTGGTTAATCAGAGCCAGTTTAATCTAGATGCTTTTAACAGGCCACAGATAGCATTCATGGGCAAAGGTCTAGGTGCCATCACTCTCCAGTTCCTTCCCTTTGTCACCATGATGATAGAGGTATATGCCAACGCCATTGGAAGGTACGGAGGGTCTAACTTTAGACCTATAAAAGGAATACAATCTAGGCTCAGTGGTGGTAAAGAATATAGCATAGACCCCAGAGACATGACCCCTCAAGGGAAGAGGACACTGGTGTATCTACTGGTTCCACAGCTTATGATGGGCGGTCTCTTTGGTCTTCCTTTTGTAGATGATCTGAAAGAAGTATATAAGCTTGTTGCGCGGATGCTTAACCTACAAGACTCAGACGTTGAGATAATGTTCTACGAAGCCATCACCAGCGTAGGAGGACCTGATGCCTACCAGACAGCAGAGTTCTTTGGCAGAGGAGCTTTTAAAACTTACCTTGGATATGACATTTCACAGAGAGTTTCCCTTTCTCCTTTGAGAAGTGGTTTACTTCCTTTTATAACAGATGAAAAAAGTATAGCAGAACTCTTGGGAGGACCTGCAACTTCTTATATAAGACAATCCCTAGAAGCATCTTCACAAGCATTTAAAAGAGGTGACTATGCAATGGCCGCTCTTAAACTTCTACCCTTTGCAGGTCTTCAAAATGTTTTGAAAGCTGTGGATGCCAGTGAAGCAGGGGTACAGACAGGTGCGGGAAGAGTCATAGGCGGTGGTATGACCTCTCAAAATCTTTTGATGATGTCCATGGGCTTTGCCCCTAGACCTGTGTACGAGGACAGAGATAGAATGTACAGAGAAAGGCACCTTAACTACAAGAACAGCGGCGTAAGGAAGGCATATGTAAACAGAGCAGTGAGACTAAGAAGTCAGATAGACATGACAGAGAGTGCAGAGGAAAAAGGAGAACTCTACGACGAACTCCAAGACCTGTACATGAAAGTTTATGAGCATGATTTAAAAGCTGATCTTGAAGATAAGATTGATCCTAACTTTACCTTATCTCAAAATGTAAACAAAAGATATATGGACGATAAACTAGGAAGACAGAGTGGTATTCCAACAGGAACTGCTAAGTCAATAAGAATAAGTGAAGAAATTTTAGGTGGTAACTTTGGTAGATAATAATTTTTTTATTTTATAAGCTTGATCTCCCTGCTAATGTAGGGTATGCAGAATGAACTCAGAGATATAACCAAGCACGTTTTCCTAGGGTATGACTCAAGGGAACACATTCCTTTCAAGGTCTGTTCTCACTCCATCACTCGTAGGTCCTCCACCCCTGTGGAGATTACACCTGTCTATCACAGGACCCTTCGACATGCCAAGATGTTCTACCGTGCTTGGCAGATAGACGAGGACGGACAGTACTGGGACGATGTAGACAACAGACCTTTCTCCACAGAATTTTCTCATACTAGATTTCTTGTACCTGAAATAGCCAGAAGAAATAACCTCTCTGGCTGGGTGCTCTTCTGTGACTGCGACTTTCTTTTTCTCTCTGATGTGTGCGAGGTATTTAATTACTGTGATGATAAGTATGCGGTCATGTGTGTCAAACATAATTATGATCCTGAAGAAACCATCAAGATGGATGGGATGCTACAACAGAACTACAACAAGAAGCTGTGGTCTTCCTTTGTACTCTACAACTTGGACCACCCAGCTAATGATAGACTAGACGAGGTAATGGTAAACAGTGAAACAGGTGCAAACTTACACAACTTCTGCTGGCTTGACAGTGATGAACAGATTGGGAGCCTACCTCATAGTTGGAATTTTATTCCCGGTGTTAGCCACGGGATTAATAATATCAACGCTGTGCATTTTAGTCTTGGTGGTCCTTGGCTTGATAACTATGAAGACAGTGAGTTTGCTGAAGAGTGGGAAAGAGAACTTGACCACTACGANTTNAGTCAGAGCAGNTTTAGAAAAATAGTGGAGATANTCTAAGTAATGAAAAANAAATATGACATTGTAACTTCTTTTAATCCTGAAGGGTTAGAAGTCTATGCGCGTAACATGCTCAATAGTTTTGACAAGCACTGGGATAAAGACATTAAGTTACACGCTTGGTACCATGACTTTGAAGAGGCAGCGTTCTACCGTAACTTTAAAGAGTTAGATGTTCCCTCCAAGGGCGTCAAGTATTCTAACCTGAATAACATTCAGGACATGCTAGACTATAGAGAATCTATGAAGGTCCACAATGGCACTGAAGGTGGGAAGATACAATACAACTGGAGACTGGACGCTATCAAGTGGTGTCATAAAATCTACGCACTGACAGAGACAGCCTCTGATCCTCACCTGATACAGGACAAAGACTGGCTCATCTGGTTAGACGCTGACACTGTGACCTTTGCAGATGTAGACTCTGAGTTTCTGGATGGTATCTGTGATAATTCCTATGACATTGTACACCTTGGCAGAACTGCTGTGGACTATAGTGAAACTTCTTTCATTGCTTTTAACCTGAAGCGCCGCCCCGCTGTAGACTTTCTCTCTGACTTTAGAGAAACCTATGACAACAGAGAAGTCACTGCCTACAGAGAGTGGCACGATGGATTTATCTTTGACAGGCTACTGAAGCTCCACCAGTACCACGGGCTGAAAGCTCTGAACCTTACACCAGATGTACCTGATCTGAATGCCTTTGCAACCTCTGTCCTGTCTACAAAGATGCAACACTTTAAGGGTAACCAGAAGTTTGGCACCTCTTCAGACGTGAGTCTAGAAACTGCCAAGAGATACAAACAAATCTCAGAGATGATCTCCTTCTACAAGTGCAAGAGCTTCCTAGAGACAGGTACATACAACGGAGGTAGGGCTATTCAGATGGCAGACGCTGCCTTTGAGCACACTGATAAGGTTACCTACACAGGGTATGATCTCTTTGGCACCACTACCCCAGAGCTTAACAAGCTAGAGTTTAACTCCAAGGCAACCAATACAACTGAAGCTGTGGTTGAAAGACTAACAGAATATGCCATGGAGAAGGCTAAAGAAGGTAAGACTTTTGAGTTTAAACTGATTGAAGGTAACACCAACCAGACCCTGAAGGGTAAACCCAAGGCTGACTTTGTGTTCATTGACGGGGGCCACTCCTATGACACTGTGTCACACGATTACAAACAGCTGAAGCATAACAAGATAGTTGTGCTGGACGATTACTTCTCCAAGGATGAACACGACAGGGAGCCAGAAGAGGAGCACAGGGGCGTCAATAAACTGTGGACAGAGAAGATCAAGAACAGAGAGGACGCCTATGTCTACGTCATTCCCTCCAATGATCCTGTCATGGGCGGGGGCATCACTCACCTAGGCGTGGTGGTGGACCTGTCTCTGCCCAAGTACAAGGCCAGAGTTCCTATCATTGTACACCCCAAGGATTGTATGCCCTCTGATGATATTCAAAATAACATCAAGGCTAACCTACCCAAGATTGATAAGTGGATTAACTCACGGTGCAGGATCAATGACGAGATTATCTTTGTTGTCTCTGCTGGTCCATCTCTTGACGTTGACAAGGTCAAAGAAGATAAAGAGATGCTGGAGGAAGCCAACAAGGTTGTAAAGATTGTCTGTGTCAAACACGCGCTGCCCATGCTGATGGAGAAGGGCCTGATCCCTTGGGCGTGTACCCTACTGGACCCCAGACCTATTGAAGGTGTCTCCACTCACGGGATAGTCAGGAGCACTCTCTTTGATTCTATTAACCCTAGAACACATTTCTTGGTGGCTTCCATGACTGATCCCTCTGTGGTGGACCTACTACAGGAGAGGGGAGCCAGTATCATTGGCTGGCACGCTTTCTCAGAGGCAGTGAAGGGAGGCATAGAGGGATCAGGAGAGGACGCTCTGATGATCACCGGGGGTACCAACGCTGGTCTCAGGACCATTGGCATTGGACACACGCTAGGCTTCAGAGAGTTTCACCTCTATGGGTTTGACATGAGCCTAGCAGGAGAACCCAGTGAAGAATTACAGAAGGGGATGGACGAAGAGGGTAAGCCTAAGTTTCTCAATGTATCTGTGGGAGACGAGAACTACTGGACCACGGGAGAACTACTGGCAGGTGGACAAGACCTAGAGAAACTGTTTAAAACTGCCAACGAGATGGACCTGATCCTCCAGTTCAAGGGTAAAGGAATGGGATTAAAGCTCTGGGAGATAGAGAAACCAGTAGAAATGAAAGGGTATTCTTCGTGGGGGATGTGATTAATTTTACAAATTCTACAATGATTAACAATGACGGGACGCTTAACTCTGTGGGGAAAGAGCAAGCGTTGCAGCATCTAGACAAATGTGTTAAGCTTATTCAGAAAAGATTAGACAATGATGAGATAGACGGTACGCTTACGCTCTTGTTCAAAGACGGTGAATTAGTAGAAGACATCATGGCAGGTAACATAAGGTCTACGTCTTTGGTTTTTGTTTTAGAATACATCAAGCACCAGATATTAAGCGGCACAGAAAACTATACAGAGGAGATAACAGAGGATGATTGAAACTATTTTAAATAACCAAGCTGAGATTATTGAAGCAGTGATGGGCATTGTAGTGGTTGCGTCTTTAATTGTAGCAGGTACCAAGACTCCTGATCCTGACACTGTGCTAGGAAAGGTTTACAAATTAGTAGAGTGGGCTTCGCTTACCTTTGGAAAGACCAAGGAAAGCGGTGTTGTTGTGCCTGAAAAAGTAGAAGTGGAGACGGTAAAGGGTACCGTAGAAAAGGTAGATGAAGCCAAAAAATGAACACCCTCTTGATGGTCCTCACCCAACTGACTAAGGTCTGAGCCAGTGCTCTCCATCGTAGGAAATGTAATAGGCTTTCTGGGTAAGCTCCTGCCCATGCTCTTTGCCTACAGAGCAGGGAAGAAATCTGCACAGGTGGATGTACTAGAGAATGAATCAAAGATGGTGGAGAGAGCCAATGAAGTTGAAAGAAGGATTGATCGTATTACTAGTGACGCTGTCAACGAGCAGCTGCGTAAGCGTTGGGGCAAGCCAGAATAACTGTAGTTGGGTGAAGCCCATCCTCATTGAAAAAGAAGACAGGCTCACGCCAACCACAGCTAGAACTATTCTTACCCATAATGAAACATGGGAAGAGGTATGCACTAAGTAGAGATTTTAATCTCTCTAGGCTTTAGTTCTTCTGGGAGAAAGTGCTTGACTTCAATGATCAGTAGTCCATTCTTAAATGTAGCGTCTGTCACCACGTAGTGAGGAGCAAGAACAAACTTCTTATTAAAGTTCTTGGTAGATATACCCTTGTGAGACATTTGTTTTTCAGTCCTAGATGAATCTTGCTTCTCACCCTTGACGGTAAGTTCAAGGTTCTCTACAATGACAGAGATATCATCCTCTTCCCATCCAGCAAGAGCAATCTCCACTACATAGTTATCACCGTCTTTGTATACGTTGTGAGGGGGATACTTGTTATCTTCATAACTGATGTTGTTAAGAGCAGCTACTAGGTTGTTCATGCCTAGCATCCTGTTGAACATAGAAGTGGAGACGGTAAAGGGTACCTCAGTGGTCATACGATACTGTTCATCATTCATAATGTAAACTCCTTTCAGCAAGTTGTTAAGAGACCCGACAACTCGGCATCTCAATTAAAATATAGCACACCTAGTTTTCTTTATCAAGTGTTATATTCTCTCCCAGTTGTTTTATCTTACCTCACCAGCCGGGTGCGTCATAGTCTCTATACTTCTTATATGATGCAAAACCATCTAGTCCGTATGCTGGGCAAACCATAATCCGCTCAGGCAACCCCATGCTATCCTTCTCACCTGACGCACCACAGATGAAGAACACACCAGTCTTTTCAGCCATTGCATGTTTTAAAATAGTCTCATACTTCTCAACCTTCTTACGAAGGAGCAGTACTTCTTCATAGTAATCCATCATATCAGTCATTTTTTTTCACCATCTGGTTCATTTCTATCCACTCTTCATAATCCTCGTGTGTCATATAGTATGCAAGCACAGTTAGAATTGACTTGAGTAACTCGTAGTCTGGCTCAAGAACGTCATTTGAACAATCAACCTTATCAAACTGATTATTTATATGATAAGAATATTTCAGATCGTCGATGACAACTTGGTCACAGTCTTCAACTCTGAGTGTAATCGTTTTCATCCTCGCCTCATCTTTTATACTCCGTTGTTGGCGCTCCCGGCAGGACTCGAACCTGCAACCTACAGATTAGAAGTCTGTTGCTCTATCCAATTGAGCTACGGAAGCTTCATCAGTTGTTCCCAAGACACGGGGAAAAGCTTCTCACACTCTACGTCTATCAAAGATGCAATGTCTCTGGTCTCCTCTTGTACATCTAGCTTGATCCTAAGAGAGCACACCCTGCTGAAGGCCATAAGACTACCTGTCCAGTACCACTCAGTGTACATGCTCTGGGGTAGCACCATACGTGCCATCTCAGGTGCTACCCCTTTCCTAAGTAGTTCATCATAGGTCCACATACATCTCCTTATGGCTTGTTCATANTCACTCANAAGAGAAGGACCTGNNCCTGTGGNAGGNTTNATNTCNANCTCCTCTTCAGAACTTCCCTGCTTCTTATCAGTGGGTNTACCTCTCCAGTACTCAGGGTAGTAGAACTCAGGTTGACTATCCACGTATCTCCTGCTCACCTCGTTCCATACCAGACCCACCTGATGTTTACCCAGTTGTCTGGCCACAAAGATAGGTGCCTTGATCCTGAAGGAGACAGAGCAGTGGCCAAAGGGAGTCCAGTGATTGTGCTTGGCAAGGTACTTGATCAGCTTCTCGTCTGATTCTTTTAGCAGGTTACTAACAGGACCAGCAGGAGTGATGCTCTCCCATTCAGATTCCTTGGAGAAGGAAACTCTTGCAGCGTTCACCACTGAGAGGTCTGTGCCCATGTGGTCTATCAGTGTTACTTCCATATTCTTATCTACTCCAATGGTGTTCCAAAGTCATCTGTAAAGCCTGAGTCTTTAAACTCTTTCGTAAGAATAGCTTTGTTAAGAGGTTCAAGATGAGTAAGAACAATGGCACAGGCTTCCATCACTCCACCGGAAGTGGTCTCCTTCCTGATCTGTCTCAGCACAGCAGAGGTAATTTTCTCTGCCATCTCTTCGCTCATGTCAATTGTATATGTCATCTACCCTAGGCTCCTATGTCTACTATCTCACACACTCCACCTGCACAGGCAAGCTCTTGTGATCCAGTGGTGGTGTCCTCCTTCTCATAGTCTTGTAACTCGTACCAGTCTATAGCAGGTGGCATCTTCTCTGTCAAGTCTTTAAACTCTTCCTTGTCTATGTCTTGGTAAGGGGCTTGCTTATAAGAATGATCAGAGAAGGGGAGGAAGGATATACCAGAGAGAGAATCAAAGTGTTCCCAGCACCATGCCCCTACCTCTAGCCACTCATGTTCCTTGACAGAGATGGTGACAGAGGGCTTATGTTCACAGTAGTTGTCTGCAATCTTGAGCCAGAGTTCTAGCTGTTCCAGTGCTCCCATGTCATACCTGCAGATGGCACCCTCTGGACTCTTCATGGGGAAAGAGAACACAGTTACATTGTCAGGCGCTGTGAAGTCAGGCTCTGAAGGTACACCCTTGTCCTTCAGGAACATGGTCAGTGGGTCCTTGTTATCTCCTCTGACTGTCCTGACATAGTAAGGGTTGTGCCTTGCATGGATACCAGAGGCAGCGTCAACAAGTTGAGACACAGTGCCAGAGGGTTTGACACAGGTGACAGCGGTGCTTTGGTTGATGCCTAGCTTCTCTGCCAGCTTCTTGTTAGTCTTAACAGCCACGTCTCTCAGTTGTTGAAGAGCCTCTGGAGANGCATCGTACACAGCGGGGCAGTCCATGATACCTGTCAGAGATACCCCCAGTAGCCTCTCCTCCTCTGTGGTATCCTTCCAACGCTTACGCAGGTAGCCAAAGTCTGTCAGTGTAGACTGGAAGGTGCCCAGCATAGTGGCCAGCTTGATCTTGTTCTTCAGCGTATCAATGGTATCGTCTGCCCTACAGATAACCTCTGACAGGTTACAGAACTGGTAAGGTCTCAGGATAATCTCACAACAAGGGTTAGTGCCAAACTCTATGTTCCCATCACGCCTACCGTTGGAAGCTGCCTTCACCTGTGCAGAGGCACGGTTAAAGATACCTCGCTCACCGCTCTTGCTCTCGTAGAGGGAGAGCCATTCCTTCATAAAGATACCCATGTCAGGGCGCTCTGTGTAGCAGACAGAGTTGTTGGAGAGTGCTCGCTGTTGGTTGTCCACCCACCAGTCACCTGACTTAGCCATACGCATACGCTCATCAGTGAGGTTAGAGAGTGAGATCAAGGCAGACCTACGGACACCGCCTACCACCACCACTTGGCCTACCTTGCACATGATATCGTGACACTCTATGGAGGTAAGCTTTCTACCCTTGGCTTTCCTAAACGTCTGGATGGTGAAGTCAAACAGTTCCTCCAGAGGAGCAGGACCAGAAGCCCTCCCTCCAAAGACCTTGAGCCTTGCACCGGCAGGGCGTATCTTACTGGTGTCTATCTTGGGGATACGGTTGGTGTACAGGAGAGAGATAAGATCACGTAGTCCTCTGGCCCACCCTTCCTTGGAATCAGTGACAGAGATAACATCGTCTGTGTTCTCAAAGTATTGGTCAGGTATGGTGGGCAGGTTGTTGATGTACTGGCGCTCAACAGAGAAACCAACCCCTGTGCCGTTCATCAGAATGTACAGGCACTCGTCAAAGGAACGGGGTGAATCCACAGGGAGGTAAGAACAGTTGTACCCTGCCACGTGCTCACGCTCCAGCGCAGGGCCAGCTGTCATCAGTGCTCTCATGGAACCCAGTACTTCTAGGTTCAGCATCCCCCTCCGAATGTCAGCTAACTCCACGCCAAAGAGAGAGTAGGAGAAGTTCTCTTTCAAATGGTTCACCATAAAGGAGAGATACCTGTCAATGGTTTCTTCCCACGTTTCTCTACGCCCCTCTTCCTCCAGCCATCTGGAGTAGCGAGACATATGAATAAAGCTTTGGTAGTTACTGGGTAGGGTAATCTGATTATCAAGCATCTGCTGAGTCTGGCCCATGTTCATCAATGATCTCCTCTAGGTCCTGTAAGAAGTATTCAAACTTCTTAACTAATATTTCGTCTGCCCCGTCCCACACCTTGGCAACAGGCTCACCGTCAAACATAATAAATTCTTCTGTCAAATAGAGTCTGGGGTCCATGTTGAATGTACCTCTTGTGAAAGAAGAACAGCGTCTTCTTCTGTGTTCATATCATACTCAAGCTGAAGGATCAAGTCTGCATAGTGTTTTACTTTAAGAATATCCAAGGCACCTTCTCCCTTGGTACGGTGGCGGGTAATATATTTTACTATGTTTCCCTCTAGGAATCCAAGCTTGTTGGCGTGAATATATTGAACAGGTTGAATTTTACATTCTCTATAGTGAGTACCACCCACCTGTCCTTCTGTTGCTTTCCTTGTCATGTGCTACCGTCTCCTCTTTCTCTTCAACCACTGTGATAGGTTCATGTAGTATTGCATTGATTCTCTTGCGTATAAACGGAACTTCTTTTGTATCTATAACCTTTCTTGCGTAGGTTGTCAAGGCTTCTGGTTCAATTCCTGCAAGAAAACAAACCTCTTCCTTGTCCTCCGCTGTTACGCCTACGTCTGTGGTTAGCCAAGACCTAGCTCTCTCCCTGTTGACAGAAGTGTAGGTACTATCACCGGGGTGTAGTGGTTTAGTTGCGTCAAGCAGTTGCTGAAGAATGACGCACAAAAATAGTACCCTCTCCGGTGAATGGTAATCGTGAACTCCTTCATCCAGTACAGACTCAATGGCAAAAGAGGAGCCTTCATAACTATTCCCCCATGTCACTGGGATTTTCTCCTATTCTTTCTACCTTTACTATGTCCTTGTGTTTAGTCCTTTTATAAGTTTTACCATATCTTTTATCAAACTGAGGTTTTCCGGTTAACAATTGTGAGATACAACCAGTATGATACCCGTTACTCTTTGCCCAGTCAGTACAATTGTCAATGATAATTTCTCTACCAGTGTCAAAGGTAATTCTGTAGGGACCTTTAGAATGGGCTACACTCATTTTCTTTTTGTACTCAGGAGTATTGTAAGCAGAATTAGGATCAGCCCTCTTAGCTTTAGCATCTTCACTCTGTTTCTTTCTGAACTCAGGATCATCCCACTGAGCTTTAGCATCTTCACTCTGTTTCTTTCTGAACTCAGGATCAGCCCACTGAGCTTTAGCAGATGCACTCCTTTTCTTTATCCACTCAGGGTCTTCATATGTTTCCACAGGACAATAAAATCTAATACCTCCCACGTTCTTGTTATAGTATTCCTTCTGGTCTGTTCCCTCTAGCACAGCGGTGAGCACATGGTACTTCATCTGGTAGTACTGCTCGTAGTAGTGCAGGCCTCGCTTGGTCTCGTACTCTTGTATGATCTCAAACTTAAAGTTTCTCTTCCCGATCTTCTCTATGTCAGCGCACAGTTCCTTGGAAGAAGAGGTGTATACTTTCCAGTTGGAAGGCTTGTACCTTTTCCTATGACGCATCTGCCAGTACTGCTTACACCCCACGTACTTCCTATGGTTCTTCTTGTTGGTGATCAGGTAAACAAAACCAAAGTAGTGATCAGGGTCAGAGACCCGTGTCTTGTCATCTCTAAAAGTCCAGTGCATTTCGTTCATATCCTCCAGTGCTTGGTCGTAGTCTTCTCCAAACCATACTTCATTACAAGTGTAACAGTAACCGTGGCTATCATAGAAGACAAAACCGTTGG